GCCATACAGTCCGCCGTCAAACTTGTCAAAAAGATGAGTCAGACGGTTGACGACGTTGGTTCGTTGGGTCCGGTATTGGGCAAGTATTTCGATGCCAAAACGAACGCCGTTCAAGCGGTCAAGGATGCCAAAGATTCTGGCAAGGCTTCCAACATGGGAACCGCCATTCAAATCGAAATGGCGCTGGAACAAACAAAACAGTTTGAAACCGAACTGCAAATGTTGTTCATGACGTCCGGCAAGATTGACGTTTGGAACAAAATTAAAGCTCGCGCCGGTGAAATGGACAAGGCCGACAAGTTTGCCGAACAAGCTGCCAAAGACCGCGCAAAGAAACAAAAAGAAGAACAAGAAGAATTTTTTATTGTGGGTTTGGTGATTGTTTTGGTTATCGTTCTTGGCGCTGTTGGTTATTTCTTCATTCAAGAATCCATAGACTATGCGAAAAAAGGCGGCAACACACCGTTAGGATTTGGTTTTGGCGGCAGAACGCCATTAACAACACAAACATCAAGCGCAGGTAGTGGTTATGGTGGTGGCGGTTCCGGCGCATATAATGGCGCAACTGCAACGGCCACCGCTGGTGGCGCTGGTGCTGCTGGTGTTGTTATCATTGAGTATTGATTTATGGCTGCAATTGTTTTTCCAACAAGCCCGGTTGTTAATCAAATTTATGCCAGCGGTTCATCCGCATGGCAATGGGATGGCGTTGCATGGCGCGTCATTAGGCCAACTACAACACCAAGTCAATTGGTATTTAACAACGTAAGTTTTGGCAGCGCCAGCAGTATCAACGCGCCATTTACAAGCGGCAGTTTTTCAATTGAACCTATTGGCTCGCAAGTTTTTTATTTAAGCGGGTATTTCAACCCAATTGCGGGCGCAAGATGTTATTTTATTGACATCCTGGGCGCTGGTGGTGGCGGTGGTGGGGGTTCAAGTAATTTAAATGGTATTGGTGGAAACGGTGGACAAGGCGGCTTTGGCGGCGCTCGTTATTATGTAACCATTCCCGCGCAAGATATGCCAGTCGGCACTTCAATTTTAGTAACTGTTGGTGCTGGTGGTGCTAGTGGTACTGGCGCACCAATAGGCAATAGTGGAAACAGCACCGGGGGCACTGGTGGTAATTCATCATTTGCATCTTATTTAATTGTTGGTGGCGGCGCAGGTGGTAATTATTCCGGCATTGTATATCCCGGTGGGTCAGTCGGTGGAAATTTACTTGGTGGCAACGGAACCACAAGTTTGGGCGGTTCCGGTTTTCTTGGCGCACAAAACCAAAATATCAATTCTATTTATGGCGGTGCTGGTGGGGGCGCTGCAAGTAAAAGTAATTCAGGCAATCCCGGAACCGCTGGTGGTTCTTGCGTCTTTGGTGGCGCAGGTGGGGGTGGCGGTGGTTCTGGCTACAACGGCACTGGTGGTAGTTCAACACCGGGAACCGTTGGTGGAAATGGTGGTTCAACTGTTATGGGTACTGTTGCTGGTGGCGCTGGCGGTTATGGTGTTGATGGTTCAACGGGGATATTGATAAATAATGCTTTTGCTGTCGGTTCGGGCGGTGGCGGTGGTGGAGGTGGTATTAGTACGTATCTTGTCCAAACCGGAAATGGTTATAACGGTGGCGCTGGCTCTTTGGGTTCTGGCGGTGGTGGTGGCGGCGGCGGCGGGGCAGAATATACCGGCTCTTACGCTACTGGTGCTGGTGGTAATGGCGGCGCTGGTGGCAACGGCCGTGTAGTTGTTTATTGGTGGTAAATATGAAATACGCAATTATTGAAAATTCCGTTGTTGTTAATATCGCCCTTGCTGATGAACCGTTGGCCGATAATTGGATTCCAGACCCTGATGAACAAGCGCAAATTAAAGGCACGTGGGATGGAATCGTGTTTCAGCCTTACGTTGTCCCGCCAGAACAAATCCAAGCGGCCAACAAAGCCACAGCGCAAACATTATTGCAAGCAACCGATTGGGCAACATTGGCAGACATCACGACTGGTTCGCCAAAGCTGAATAATCAAGCGGATTTCTTGAACTATCGCAATCTTGTTCGGGTTATTGCAATCAACCCGCCAACTACACCGGCGACATTTCCAACACTTCCGCAGGAACAATGGACAACATAAATGTGGCATAATTCAAAGCATGAATATTGATGTTTTGAATTCATTGTTACGTTATGAATCTGACACCGGTTTAATTTATTGGATTGCCAAAGGCAAAGGCAAAATTAAAAAAAAAGCTGCTGGAACAATGTTGCAAAGTGGCTATCTTGGAATTTGCATTGGCCCTAAACGGTGGCAAGCGCATCGCCTAGCATGGGCCTTGCATCATGGTTTATGGCCTAAAGAGCAAATTGACCATATCAATGGCAATCGCACTGACAATCGCATTTGTAATTTGCGTGAAGCCACCAACGCGCAAAACGGAAAAAACCTTGGCGTATCAAAATCCAATAAATCTGGCGTCAAAGGCGTTTCGTGGGAAAAATATACTGGACGATGGAAGGCATCAATTCGAGTCAATGGTTTATCAATTTCTATTGGCCGTTTTGATACTATTGAGCAAGCGGCTTTTGCGCGACAACAAGCCGAACAAAAACATTTTCAAGAATGGAATAGGACATGACAAGAAAGCTCAAAATAGCTGTTTCAGCAATTAGCAAAAATGAAGCGCAATTTGTAAAACGGTTTTGCGATTCCGCGCAAGATGCGGATTTAATTTCTATTGCGGATACCGGTTCTACCGATGACACGGTAAAAATTGCATTGGAATGTGGTGCACAAGTGCATGACATTTGCATTTCGCCGTGGCGGTTTGACCATGCCCGAAACGCTGGAATCGCATTATTGCCACGCGACATTGATGTGGTAATAAGTTTAGATTTGGATGAAGTGCTGGAACCCGGCTGGCGTGAAGAAATTGAACGGGTTTGGGTTGAAGGAACCACCCGTCTACGGTATAAGTTTGATTGGGGATGTGGAATTGCTTTTTTCTATGAAAAAATTTTTTCACGACACGGCTACCATTTCCATCACCCAGTTCATGAATATCCAAGGCCTGATGGCCGCACAAATGAAATCTACGCACACACGGATATGCTGCTGGTTAGCCACCATCCGGACCCAACCAAATCGCGTGGGCAATATATGCCTTTGCTGGAACTGGCGGTAAAAGAAGACCCGCGCTGCCCGCGAAATGCGTTTTACCATGCCCGTGAATTGACGTTTTACGCCCGTTGGCAAGAAGCCATCGACGCTTTGAATCGTTACTTGGCTATGCCTGAATCCAATTGGCAAAACGAACGCTGCTATGCCATGCGGCTATTGGGCAAATCACACGATGAATTGGGTAACGGTTGGGAAGCCCACAAATGGTTACGCTTGGCTTGCGCTGAAGCACCAAACACCCGCGAACCTTGGGTGGAACTATCTATGTTTTGCTATCGTCGGGAACTTTGGGTGGAATCATATTCAGCGGCCAAGCAAGCACTGGAAATTACTGATAAACAGGCGGTTTACACAATGGACCCGTCGGTTTGGACGGAAAAACCGCACGACTTGGCAAGTATCAGCGCATGGCATCTTGGTTTAAAAGATGAAGCTATCTTGCAGTGCCAAAAAGCATTAGAATTCAACCCACAAGATGAACGCCTAGTTGCGAACCTACAAAACATGACACAAGTAGATTCCCCATAAAAGGCCATCATGGAACCCGTCACACACGAACAAATTTACGCCCGTCTTTGCGCCGTTGAATCCAAGGTTGACACAATTGAGTCAAACACCAAGGATATAGTGGAAGCGTTTAAGGCCGCACAAGGCGCAGTGAAGGTGCTGAATTGGATTGCTAGTCTGGCAAAACCATTGGCCGTTCTTGCTGGCATTGGGGCTTTAATCACTGTCTATTGGCACAACATGACGGGGAAGTAAATGTTTGACCCAGTAAGCATTAGCCTAGCCATTAGCGGCATTCAGCAAGCGGTTAAGCTGGTTAAACAAGCAAGCCAAACCGTTGATGATGTTGCGTCGCTAGGCCCGGTACTGGGCAAATACTTTACTGCTAAAGATGTGGCCGTTAAAACGGTTACTGAAGCCAAAAAATCGGGCAACGCTTCCAACATGGGCGCGGCCATCGAAATTGAAATGGCGCTGGAACAAGCGCGGCAGTTTGAATCCGAACTGCAAATGTTGTTCATGCAAGCTGGCAAGATTGACGTTTGGAACAAGATTAAACAACGCGCCGGGGAAATGGACAAAGCGGACAAGTTTGCCGAACAAGCTGCCAAAGACCGCGCAAAGAAGCAAAAAGAAGAACAAGAAGAATTTTTTATTGTGGGTTTGGTGATTGTTTTGGTTATCGTTCTTGGCGCTGTTGGTTATTTCTTCATTCAAGAATCCATAGACTATGCGAAAAAAAATAGCCATACTGTTCATCATCACAAGTCTTAGTGCTTGCGGTGATGAATACCGCTATCATTGCCAAGACCCTAAACACTTTGGTGACGCGCAATGTCTGAAACCGGCTTGCGAATTTACGCAAACTTGCCCGGATTATTTAATCGCGCCGATTTTGGAGAAAAAACTTGAAGGAAATATTGCTGGCCCTTCTAACGCGCAATCCGGACCAAGCGCGACTAACTGCCGATGAAATAGACACACGGGTTCGTGCGTTTGTCATCATTATGGTAACATTGATTTTTGGCTTTATCACCATTGCTTTGCTTTATTCGGTTACGTTCGTTACGCAACCCATGAAGGCAATGGCGCCCATAGACCAAGCCTACACCAAGATGTTGAACGACATCGTTTTGTTGATTGTGGGCGGTATTGGCGGGATTCTGACTAAAGGCATTACCACAGAAGCATCCAACATGATTACAGCGGCCAAGAACAACACCGCTGCATATACACCGCCACCACCACCGCCACCAGCTCCAGTAGTAATGATGACACCCAGTTGGACACCGCCACCAACACCACAAAGCCCACCTACGCTGGAAGCTGAACACGAACGCGAACGCATGGCGCAAGCTAGGGCAGAGGCGCACCCATGATTAGTTGGTTCTTTGAAGGGTTGTTCTACTACATTGCACTTTTAGCGTTTATCGCGGGATTGGCGTTATACGGCGTTAGTTATTTTGCCAAGCTGCTGCCGGTTATTGCTGCTTACGCATTGATGATGCAAATTGGCGGTATGGTTTTGGCCGTTGGCGGTGGGTATTTTGTGGCAGACCACAAAGGATACGAACGGCGCGTGGCAGAAGATAAAGCCGAAATTGACAGGCTAAACGCTGAAGCGCGGGAAAAAGAAGTTCAAATGGCGCAAGCCATTAAAGAAAAGACAGCAGCATTAAGGAAAGCTACCAATGCAATCAATCAAAAACAGTCTGATACTTTCAAGCGCATTGATTCTGGCGAATTGCGGTTCCCAACCAGTTGTCCCGTACAAGCCGATTCAAGTACCGGAACTACCGGCGGAAATCCAAGCAATGGAACCGAATCTGAGCGACAAGCTGTTAAAGATATTGTCACCATCGCAGCAGAAGGCGACATCGCCATCACCAGACTTAACGCCTGCATCGCCCAATACAACAACGTTCGCGAAACCATAAACGCTGGTGTGAAATGATTACAGCGGCACAACTTCACGCACTTGGAATCGGCCCGGAATGGGAAGAACCGCTAAACGCTACATTTCGTCGGTTCATGATTGATGATGTGCGTAAACAAGCGGCGTTTATTGGGCAGTGTTCCCACGAATCCGGCCATTTCCGCAAGCTGGAAGAAAATCTAAACTATTCTGCGGAAACTTTGCAACGGCTATTTGGCCACAAGTTCAAACCAGAAGAAATCCAGCAATACGCGCACCAACCGCAACGCATCGCCAACAGGATTTATTGCAACCGCATGGGAAACCGCGATGAAGCATCCGGCGATGGTTGGCTTTATCACGGACGCGGCGTTATCCAGCTAACCGGCCACGACAACTTTTGGCACTTTGGGCAATCCGTTGGAATGGATTTTGTGCATAACCCCGCACCAGTTTCGCAACCACTTTATGCGGCTCAAAGCGGTGGTTGGTTTTGGGTTACACACGGGTGCAATCCATTGGCAGAAGATGAAAATTGGGAAGGTTTGACGCGCCGTATCAATGGCGGCACATTTGGCTTGGATGAACGGGTGCATTTAACCCGGCAAGCCCTGCAAGTGTTGTCGTAAAAAGGTGGGAACCGTCAATTTGGCCTTTTAAATTCCATGCGAGAAAGCCAAAAAACCGCATGGTTCGGCATCCTTGAACGTTGGCTTAACCGGTTCCCGAATACAACTACAACTTCGAAAGCAAACTATCAATCTTGGATTGAAGTTCGCCCAAAAATTTTATCACTTCGCGTTCAAGTTCGGCGATGTATTTGTCATCACGAACCACTTGTTTCACAAACAATTTCAAATGTTCGTGCGGCATCCGTGGGTCATAACAAACGTAATCGCACCAATCTCGCCCGGAACACGCTAATTGCCATTGCATTTGGTCGTAATGGTTCTTAGGCACTTTGCCCGACAAAATGGTTTCGATGTGATTGGCGGTTGACTTGCACTTGATTTCTATCATGCCATCAAGCCGAACAAGGCCATCCGGCGACGCGCCAGCGTGTTCAATTACGGGATGGGGTATGTAACCCACTTCATCCACAAATAAGTTGTTTGACGCTTCATACGCTGCCCGGGCAAACGGTTCTTGCATCGTTCCCCATTTCATGGCTTCATTCTGGAAAGATTCTTCAACCGTTCCGGTTAATCGTTCGCAAAGCAATTGGCTCATGTAATTAGCGCGGGACGCTGCATAACCTGATTTTGTTTGGGCTACGATGTCTGAAATTCGTGAAGCTGTTACGTTACCGCACCGGGCGGCAAACCATTCTGGTGAACCTTGAATCATATTGCTGCTTTTTTCCGGTCTTTTAAGTCAAGAATTTGGTTTTGAAGCTGGATGTTACCGCCAGCAAACTTTAGCGCGGCAAAGTAAGCTGTTTTTAGTTCATCATGGTTTCGCGCGTTTTCCATACTTGCAAGGTATGGCGTCAAATCGGCCAATGATGGGCCACCGCTAACTTGGTGGTTGTCAATTTCCACATCGATAGCTTCTGTTGGAATGCTAAACGCTTGGAAACAGGCGTATTTGTAAGCCGTGGACATGGCTTTGTTGGTGGCTTTATCGGACGAATCCATTGCTTCACCAAACGTTTTAACGACGTGTTTCGAACCATCTTCAACGCTGACGAAATCAAATTCAGCTTCCACGGTAACGTAGAAAAGAACCTTATTGCTGGCGCTAACCCGTTCAGCACAGGTTCGGTTTAACACTCGCGGCAAGATGCAAAGGCCATGTTTTGGCAGCAGTTCGGCCAAGGCGTTATAAACGTCATCGATGCCCCGGAAATGGTAAATTGACCCGGAATCCGTCTTGCGATTTTTGGCGATGCCACGCACCGACAATGCGGCTTGCACGTCGCTGATTGCTTTATAGACTTTCATTTTTTGTAGAACTCCGATTCGCAAAGGTCATCCAAGCGCATGAAAGCGTCCATCAATGGGTCTTTTGTGGCCTTGACCACATCAGCGCTGGATTGATTCAGCAAACTCATTGTGCTGGCGATAAGCTGTCGGGCCACGAATGGCGTGATGTCTGAATCTTCAATTTGCCGAAGTTGGCTTAAAACGCCATATAGCGTTCGGTTTGTGTGGTCCATTGTCATGTCCTGTTTTGTTGATGGGACGTTCATTGTATAGTAAACTGAACGGATGACAAAAGAAATTGCAATTAAATTGGCAGGTGGGTCGAACGCATTG